CGCATACGGGAACCCATCTGCTGTGATAGCATCTGCACATTAGCAGAATACTGTTGGACAAACGCCGTAGTTACTTGAGTAGACATATCAAATCTCCTTTAGCTACTCGTTGCGTTGTCAACTTGCGATGCGCTACCCTTACGGACGCTTCTGGGCTTTTGAGCCGCCTTTAGGCTATCGTCTTTCCGATTGTCGGCAGGACGGTTTTCACCGCTACCCTGCATGACCCACTCGTAGTATTTATCCGCAAGTGTGTCTGGATTTAATACATCCCTCATAGAGCCAAACTCAATGGCGAGACGTAAACAATCTATTCGGGTCTGGATTCGGTCAATCTCATCCATGAATCATACCCATCAAATCTTGCACTCGCTGGATAGCTTGCTCGCGTCCAACGATATTCTTTCTGTCCCAATAGGCGTGAGACTTGTCGCTCATGATTGCGTCAATCTCTGCTTGAGCCTGTTTAGGTGTCATAACATTAGATTGCGTGCTATCAGAAACGGTGTCTTCACTGGTGACAGTTTGCCTAAAGTCTGCGATTTTTGCAAATGTTTTAATAAATTCAGGATTGTCACCCAATCTTGAGCCATCAGATAATTGTAAGTCAAATATCTCAGGGTTAGAAAACTCTTTGGCTGCGTTTACAGCCTGATTAAGTTTCTGGTCGTATGCCCTACCCCACTCTGACTTTAATGCCTCCTCAGTTGTTTGCCTAAACTGTTCCGCGTTTTCAATGGAACTTTGGTTGGTTTCCTCTATGGACGACCTATAATAATCCATAATTCCCTTTGCTTGGTCAGGCGTTAGCCTTAACTTGTGCGAAACCTCCGCAAAGTCCTGAGCTACTTCTTGAGTCACAATATTACCATCTACGTTTATCTCATATCCCTGTGGGGTTTCTGGGCGACCAAGACGATTATAAATACGGTCTAAGTCTTCGTCTGATGGATTAACTGGCATAGGTATTTTATCTGCGCCAATCAACTTCTGTGCGTTTACATAAGAGCGAGCCAAGTTTTCCATATCTTTAATTGGGGAAAGACTTGGGTGGCTTCTAATTTCTTCTGGCAGCATCGAAAGAAATTCGTTACCAGACCCACCTTGTGCCACCTCTGCTGGAGTTTCCAGCGGTGCAGACTCAGGCTGGGCTACCTGTTCGATATTCTCTTCTGACATATTTACTCCTCTAACATATTGTGAATATGAAGGATAACTGCTCGTTTACCCTCCTCGAATGCTGTGGCATTGGCATCGCCAGCCACATAACTTGAGCTTCGCATATTGCAACGCTTCTCAAGGTCTTTCAAAACACTCGCCCCATTTTCTGTAGCGAATGTCTCTTTGTACATATACCTTAACTTTTCAATTTCTTTTTCGCCTGTCATTGTCCTACCATTCTAGCTGCCTGTGCTGCTTGTGCCGCGGTATAGACATCCTCCTGCGTTTGCTGACGCTCCATCATTTCTTGCTCAGCTTGCGCTCTTTGCTGGCGAGTTTCATTAACTTGCCGCTGCGTTTTAAGGGTAGTCTTTGGGACGCCAAGGGAATCTGTTATGTGACGCACCAAGCCATCAGGGTCAATGTGGTCACCAACAGGAAGTGATTGCGCCAATGGTAACAAGATTTCAAGAGCCTTCATTGTGCTGTTAAGGCTGCTAGACTTTTGCGCTCTAGCCAATGGTGATACATACTCAATATCAACATCACGGCCCTGTAGCATCTCAGGTGGCACGGATAGCATTTCATTCCGCAACATGAGGCTGAACACACGGTCAATCATCGGACGAAGCATCTCGTTCATCAGTCTGCCAAGAACAGGGCCAATGACCCTCATGCGCTCTTCCTGACGCTGGATAACCTCAGTAGCCGTCATGTTAGGCGCACCGCCTGATAAAATCTGGTCAACATAAAACGCAGAACGGATAGCCAATCTGCGCTGGTCTTCCATTGCCAAGCCAATGTTAATATTCGCGCCAGTGTTTAATGGTGTGATAGTATCGCGTGAACCAGCCCGATAGAAGTTTAGGCCGCCTGGCTGGGTGCGAACTGGCAGAATAAAGCCGTCATCAGGCACAAGAAGTGGTGGGTCAATTTGTTTTTGAGCCGCCTGAATAATAGTCTTGGACATCAGGTTTACCATTTTAACATCTGGTAACGCTGTCATCGCAGGGCTTCTACCCATCACTTCGCCTGTCGCTTTTAAGAAGCGAGGAACAATATATGGTAGCTCTTCAAAGCCGCTTTCCGATAAAAGTTTTTGTCCATTAACATCAATGTAAAAAGATGCGAACGGCATATTCTTGTTGTCTTTTTTGTTAGGGTCACGGTCAATTCGTGGCAAGACAACGTGTAAAATTTCAATGTCCTCGTCAGGACGCTTTTCAAATTTCTTCTTAATATAGTCTGTTACATTATCAATTCCAAATCTTTGGACAACTTGGCGAGCAGGTAACTCGTATTTACGGAACACCGTATCAACAATGCCGTATTGGTTTTCTTGCACATAGAACTCAGAAATATGTCTTGTGCTGAAGCGTAACTTGTCGCCTTCCATTTCAACAAACATACAGCCAGTGCCAAACACAACTAAGTCCACATACATTTCATGAACTTCAGTCTCAAAGTTAGATTGGTTAAAGGCACGCATCATCCTCATGCTGGTATCTTCTAGCCAAGCCTGAACCTCGTCTTGCCTTGCAACGGCAACATCTTTCATATCAAGATGAAACCAAGGGGTCGCACCACTCGTAAGCATTCCGTGCAAGGAAGCGGATAACAAATCAACAGCCTGTAACGCAGTACCATCGTAAATAAGTTCCATGCGCTTTTCGCCGCGTGAACGCTTCTTCACAATGTCAGCTTTTCGCGGAAGCATATAATCCGCTAATTCTTGGTAATGCGTGTCCCAGTTATCTCTGCGTGCTTTTATATAATCGAAACGAGAGACTAGTGATTTGATAAAGTTATCCATGGTTACCCCAATAAGGTTGGTTTACCTGCTTGACTGCCAGACTCATTGCCTAATGCACCAGCAACAATAGTTGTCCCAGCACCCTTGCGCTTTTTGCGTTGCGCCATCAACGCCTCTTCTGACAAGGCCGCCGCACGTTGTGTGTCTTCTGGCGTGCTAACAGGAGGCGGTGGAGGAGGTGGAGGTGGGGCTGGTACCTTAGGTGTTAAAAATGACATATCAGCCTCCTACAGCTTTCTTCTCTGGGGTTTTATAAAGACTACCGTAACCCTCAATTAATGTACCGCCAGCACCAGCTCTTTTGTATCGGGTTCTGCGTAACTTACCGCCCATGATAGTTTCATCTGGTACGCTTTCTGGGGTTACTTCAGGAGTTACTTCAGGCGTTACTTCTGGTGTATCACCAAAAAATTCTCTGCGCTCTTCTTTGTCCATGCCAGTAACTACGTCAAAAGTCTCTTGGACAATCTTTTTGACAGGTTTTTCTAAAGGCTCAACTATATCTGCCGCAACCTTTTTCACGTCCTTAGGCAAATCTTTGACTTCCCTCTGAACCTTCTTTACAATCTTCTTAAATACACTACCCATTCTGTACTCCTACCATTTATGGTAACCGCTTCTGCCTTTAGCTATGCGTAGCCAGTGCATATACGAATAGCCTAATTTGTCAAACATCTGCTTAATATATCGGAAACCTGTTATAATGTCACGCTTTCCTGTAACACAAATAAAGTCAACCACCATTGGCACACTTCCATTGCCATAAAAGCCTTCTTTCGGGAAGCATAAGTCCCTATAATACTTCTCTATATGCTCTTGCTCTGGAAAGGCATAGGTCGCAAAAACAATAGGTTTGTTAGTGTCATAATCATATAAAGCAACAAACTGTTCTTCTTCTATTGGCGGCACAATAAGGTTTTTATAATCCTCTTCATCCATTAAAGAATGAAGCTCGCTCTTTTCCATTAAATAGGATGCGGCAAAGTAACCGCTGGCTTTATGGTAAATCATAGCGCAAACGGGTTGTATTCGCTCATCGCAACCTGTTGTGGAGGTCGAGACATAGTTTCTCTATTCTGGAGGCCAATAGCGAGATACCTAAAAGCATCTGCCGCGTGAGATGTAAAATCGTGTCTCGGAGCATCTCTAAAAGTTTTCCTCTTCTCATCCCAATCCTGCCTGTACTGCCTTAAACATTCAAGCCCCTCTGCTGTATTATCTCTATCAAAAAAACATTTAGGTATCATCATACGAGCCGCATTGATACCGTCAGCAACTTTCATCTTCTGAATAACACGAAACTTAATGCCCAGGCTATAAGCTGTTTCCCAGCGCGACTTTCCGCTACCAAGCTCACGCACCTCGATGTCGTGGGGCGCAAGATGGTCACCGTAGGTATAGTCCTTCTTCCGCAATACTTCGGCGTAGTGGTCAAGCCCAACTCCACTGCTCTCATAATAATCAATGACATTAACTGCACCGCCGCGAAATATCTGGGCAAACCAAATCGCTGTTGAATCATTCACACCCAAGTCCCAGGCTGTATGCACAGGATAGGCTGGGTCATATGGCACTCGCGTTATTCTTCCATTATCATCAAGGTCAGATAATAGCTTGCCATAATACGCACCGATAATAGCAGCCGTAAACGAACACTCAAACTCCTGTTCGTACTGCTCATCAGTCATAGAGGCTTTAGCCGCTTTTAGTTCCTCTTCCTTGACTATACCAGTTTCGCTCGCCTTACACACGCGATAAAACCAATCCTCACTGCCCTCAGCTATCTGCCCTTTAGCCGTCTCCAACATATCCCAGAAGTGGTTATGCCCTGCTGGCGTGCCTAAAAATGTTGCCGCACCCTGTCTGTCGGATAGGGCTGGCCTCACAACCTCCCCCCATACCCTCGGATTCTGCATCCCAAACTCATCAAAAAAACAATCATCGAGGTAAATCCCTCGAAGGGCATCGGGGTTTTCGGCTGACAATAATGTGATACGCCCCCCGTTAGGAAAATCAGCACGGAGTTCCGTCTCATTAAAAGTAACGCCAGGAATGACGCCAGCATAAAACTTAACATAGTCCCAAGCAATCCGTTTGGCCTGAGTAAAGGTCGGGGCAATCAACGCAACTCTGGGTCTAGGAAGAGGGTTAGTTAATACCCTTTTAATCATATGATTCACTGCCCAGACTGTCTTTCCAAAGCGCCTGTGCATGACTAGCACGTTCCAGCGCTTTAACTGCTTGTGCATCTCGGACTGAATAGGACGAGGCTTGTAGGGTATCTTAACTTCCATTATTTACTCCTAAGACCTTCAGG